GTTCACGATCACTGAGTTCTGAGTATTTGTTCATCTCATTGGCAAAGATGGCGGTGTCTTTACGCATACTCAAGGCAGTGTTGATAATCCACTGGTTGTAACCTTCAAATGCATCAGGATATTTTTTGCTGCCAATATTCTTGATGAAATCAAATGGTGATGCAGTCTTTGGTTTTTCGATTACTTCTTCCATATCTGGAATTATATCACCGAATAGATCAATTTTTACCAATGTCTTAATACTCCTGCGATAATAAAGAAACACGTCAACCAGTTTACTAGCTGCAATGCCATTCTCATGTATAGACCAATTCTTGCTTGACGCATTGTAAGAACTGGAACTTTAGGTTCATCATCATCAGTGCGGCCAATGTAATAATCAAGAGCACGTGCAACTACCTTTTCCCATATTCGATAATCGATCATTTTCTGTACTTGTCCCAAAACAATTTAATGTAACCAATACATTTTATACTTTTCTGAATATGTGCAGCGCATAAAATAGAGCGTCGTAACTCGTAACATCCAAGTTCGCATAGAGAAACCACCTTCATAGTGATATGCGATGTAAGGTATACGATACTTGCGATAACCTGTAACCAAACCAAATGAAACATTACCAATTACAATACCTTTGAACTTTGATATTCTATAGAAGCTGTTAAAGTACCAACCTTGTTCACGCCATTTTGACCTGACAATATTGCAAGGATGTAATTCATTGTAATTGCCAGGTGGTTCGTGTTTCGATACAAAAAAGTTATACTTACTTACCTTTAAATTTGACATTCTTCATACACTCAACAATAAATGCCGCAAGATTGATTTCTTGGTTTGCAGCAAAGGCAGCGCGATGTTGGTATTCACCAATGATAAGAATAAGACTTGGAATAGAACCTGGATCTACATATTCGTTGATGCCGTCATACAATTCAGCGAACAGACTATCGGGATCAGGATTATCTGCAATCCACTGTCTACAAGACTTGAAATCACCAGCTCGGATAAAGTCAATTAAGTTGCGTACTTTAGATGTATTTACAACTGAGATGATACCTGAATCGATATTACCTGAGATCTGTGCATACCGTTGTAACTCATTGATAGTACGGCGATTATCTGGGAAGAAGTGTTTAACAACTTCAATTACCGCTTCTTTGGCATATGATACATTTTCAGCATCGAGAATATTGATACACCGCTTAGCAACTTGACCAGCAATAGAAGCAAAGTCATTCTTACCTACAGAGAAGTCAATAACACTACAACGAGAGTGTAGTGGCTGAATGATTTTGTGTTTGTAATTACATGTGAGAATGAAGCGTGCATTTGAGCTAAACTCTTCAATGAAATTACGAAGAGCTGGTTGAACTGCAAGACCAAGGTAATCAGCTTCATCAATAATGACAACTTTTGGTTTATCAGAAGTACTTACAGTTGATACAAACTTTTTGATTTTATCACGCAATACATCAATAGAACGGCCTTCATCTGAACCATTAATCATGATATAGTCACAACCAAGTTCTTCGCATAAAGCACGAGCTACGGTAGTTTTACCGGTACCCGCAGAACCTGAGAGAAGAAGGTTGATGAGTTCACCTTTATCTCTGAGAGTTGTAAATATATTTTTAAGTGATTCAGGTAGGATGCATTCATCAATGCTTTTAGGGCGATACTTCTCGACCCAAAGAAAATTATCCACGTTTATCTCCGATCTTGTGACGACGATTATAGTATTTTATACCATCTTGGACACGTTTTGATTTATTTTCTGGATGATACATATCTTCCCATTTACGATGTCCATTTTCTCGTGCCCATTGACCAAGAGTACCCTTATGTTTATTGCTCATTTTAATTCCTTGCTATGTTTCTTAATGTATCCAATAGATTTGCCGGTTTCTGCGGCGCATGCTGTAAGACTATCGTATACTTTACCTTCAAACTCTACAGCAATAGAGTTACCATACGCACCTGGCTTGCCAAGTGGTTTAAAAGCTTTATTCCATTTCTTATCCCAATTTTTCGACATTGACTGTGAGCTCATCATCTTCTAATTGTAATATTCCATTGCTTTCATCAACTATTTCAGAGAGATAGATTCTTGCTTTTTGTAGGAATTGATTGTAATTTGAACCAATTTTTTCATAGTCTTTCTTTACAATCACCGGCGTTTGAGACCATTTTCCTTGTGGCAAAAGAT